CGGAAGGAGTATTCCCTTTAATACAAGGAATACATAGGGGGTAGTGAACAAAAGTTCCCGAAAGAACAATCATCCGCCCCGGAACGATAAACATAGAACTGGGTGGCAGCACCCATAAGTCTTATAGACAATTGGGCAGAATCTGCTCCATCGCTATAGTTCAATGTTTGAGTTGGAGATATAAAATTATTAGCATTTATCCTAGATAATCTACTAGTATTTTGAGGAATAGTCACAGAGATGGGAGCGCTTGGACTTTGTATATTCATCCCCAAACTAGAATGGTTTTGAACAGTGACGGCTTCCGCTTCTGTTGTATAGTTGTAGATAGTATTTAGAGCGCTAGAATCATAAGATACGTGATCTAACCATGACACACATGACGTGTTTCCTGTTGCTCCAGCAAAACAATACAATAACCTAACTCCTCCTGAAGAATTGGCATAAAACATAGCCAGGGCACTGTAAAGATCCCTGGTAGTTATAGACGAGGGAGCAGTCGGTGAAATAGCCAACCCGGTAGAAATCGCGTATGATGACAAAAAAGGAGGTATCACCATATTAGCTGTAACTGACCCTACCAAATTGGTTGACAACAATTGATAGCGTTTAATTAATTGCCTAAACGATTGTATAACTTCTCCTTGAGTTAAATCTTGTGCGGCATAATCCACAGGGGTTTCATTACTACCACCTACTACATTAGTCAACAAAGCGCAACCACTTTGGAAAGCAGAGGGTACTACAGGTGCGTAATTACAATTCCTGGGCCCAGCAAAACTAACATTCTCGGCCCTGACTTCTATCAAGACATTAACTGTGGAGCTAACATTTGAAGGAGCCGCCAAGGGATCAAGTACGCTCAATTGGTATAAACCAATAGAGTTCATAGCACCATCGCAATCAGCCCATGCCCTATTGTAGACAAATGGGATCTTGATTTCAATCTCATTACAGTCCCTAATATCTATAATTGTTCTTAATAGATATGAACTATCTGCCACGGTAGAAGCGTTTGTTGCTGACGGTGTTACGAAAGGTTGATAAAAGAACAACAATCTTCCTGAGTGGAATTGGGTCCTGACAAACTTAAGTCTCACTATTATATCGGCTCTCCAGTAAGCAAACCATCTAGAGATATACCCAAAGGGAGTGAAGTTAATCAGTGTCACCGCACCATCCGCCATGCTATAACCTCCACATCCAGTGTCCACTCTAGGTCCTATAAGTTTCTTGGACAATACAACGTCCATAGCTTGTGAAGTTGTCCACGCACTATTTTGTAAAAAGGTCCACCTAGAACATAGAAAAGCAAAACTCATTTCATCTATGTCAGTTCCAAATCTCGAAGGTTCAATCCTGACATGATTGTCTCTACTCAAAGCGAGGGATGCACCACATTCTCCCCCGTCAATGTTGGCACTATTGGGATAAATCGCCCTGGTCATCCTAGATGAATTTTCGGAGAGTAATGGTTTAGAAAAACCCCACAATCTTGCTACATTGGCGGCAGCATCTGCAAAAAGAGACGTGGGACCAGCAATCATAGATAATAAGGGTATACCTTTCAACATATCTGCAGACCTGGCTATCAGTCTCAATTTATCACTGGGCTTGTCACCATCTGCCTCATCTTGTAGTAGATCAACTTTTCTGGAACGACCCATCTGGGCAAAAGATCTAATACCTAAAACTATATTCTCATAGGATGCCCATAAAGAGAATCCTACATTTGTAGAACCAGTAGTAGCTATTACAGGCACATATGGGTACAAGAAAAATAATCCAGGACTCGATGCCGTAGTTGAAGAACCTAACCAACCAACACTTAAAAATGAATTTGACCAAGGAATAATTAATTCAGCTTCCGTATCACAGGAAATATCAATTTCCACATGATCAAGTTGAGTAATTTGGGCTATGGAAGCACAATGAGCCAAATTCCAAGCAGAATACGCAGATACACCGGAAGTAGCACCTCCAGTAGGTAACCAGGCTAAAATATATCTTCCGGCCTGTGTGATATTAGCATTTATAACCAATCTCAACCTGAGATCGGCTTTTATACTATATATACCACTCATCTTCGCAGCAAACATGGCAGAATTCTTAAGTGGATCCACCCAATTATTTGAAGTAAATGTGGCTGGGCCATCAGTCGTGGCAAAATTACCAGTCTTAACAGCAAATGGTTTAGAAAGATACGTTATAATATCTGATTCAATACCGTTAGTAAACGTTCTATCGAGTGTAGATATTGTAGCTGGTTGTGCTCTTTCAGACACAACAACTTCTCCATCGTTCGCAAACAAGGTGTCCTGAGCTAACTCAGTACCACTCTGGAACGTGGATGAAAACGTGATAGCATTTAAGCCAACTAGCGCCTCACGAAAAGCGTTGGTTGACGACAAAACATTAGTAATAATAGGATGCAAGACATGTTTTTGTGAATCTTGTAGAGCCTCATCGAATTTAATAGTTGTAAAGTTCATTTGGAGAGAAGACGTAAACGCGGTGAAAGAAGAATTGAGAGCCTTTTCCAAATTTATAATAAAATTTGTACAAGGTAGACCTCTTCTAAAATATGTCTCAAATACAGGAACAATAATATTCATGTACTTGTCAAAAATAGTTCTGCCATGTAAAGATAATTCTTTAATGACATCATTGAATTTCGTTTCCAAAATATAATCCGAATCGTACTTTTTAGTCCAATTCGTCATCTCCAAAATACGAGGCAAGAGCAAAGGAGCACAATAGCCCCCTAACACTGGTTCATATCTAAATCCTCTTTTAAGGAACATAACTTCCTCAATAGTTCTGGGTCTTTCTATAACCACTGTTTTGAGTTCAGAAGTATAGTTTAACCCATACATTTCCATATAAACTCCAAGAGTCATTTCATTGAAACCTTCATCGTCTTCTTTACAGACAGTCATTAAACTATCGTCTCCGTAGACGACTAGGATCACATTAGAATTAAAGTTCCAAAAGGAAGAATATTCTTGATTTTTATATTCGAAATAAGACAACTTATGGTATGCTCTATTTAATAAACAAGCCATGCCACTAGTAAACTTGTGCCCGGAAGAAAATCCAGAATCCCAACGAATGACTTGATTATTCACAATATGATATGAATGTATCATGTTAGTCCAAAGACACCTACGAACATTTCTATCTTCTTGAGAAGCCCCTGGATAGCAAATGGTTTCTATCAATCTTAGATAACCATACATAACAGGGGTTATATGTCTTCCGTCAAAGTTCCCGAAATCACCAGCATTACAACGGGTACCAAATCTTTGCATCATACGAGCAAGTTGATCCCATTCCGAACTATAAGGATTAATGCCTACGGCCATACCATTTCTTAACCTATTTTTCATAAGCCAAGATTGGGCTGTACCGCAGAACATTGTCCATATTATAATCTCTTCCATGTCACCAGCACTAAAATTTCGGGTCTTAAATGCTTTCACCTTTTCAATATCTCTTAATTCGTCTTTCATACAATCAACATATAAAAATTGAGGTCTGATCCTCTTTTTCATTAATTCAATTTTCAATAAGACATTAGATTTAAGTTCTATTGCTTCGGGTGTAGTCAAATCATAGACGTCTCCAGTTCCAAACCACAAAGTTTTACCCTTTGACCCTTTTCTATGTAAGATATGGGGCCAACCAGGACTAGATTGTCTACTAATGGAACCAAGACCCTCACAGTCTTCAACGCCAAAAATGGCCTCTTCGAAAGTTAAAGTTCGACTATCCGGAGGAAAGATTGAGGCAGACTTGTAAAAATCTATCTCGGAGTCAATTAACATCTTAATAACATCTTCAGAAACATACACATTTTTATTTGCATTATATTTCTTTAGAGCTATGATATGCGGATCAATAGTAGTTCCATCTATCTTGACAGGATGTAAAAGGGCAGGACACATATAAGGTTTTTGAACCTGTCCGTAAGTCCCAGATTTCAATAGTTGAGAAGACACAACTTTAGGTACTGGTTTTATTGGTTTAATTATATCAAATAAACCATCAAAACGATCAACACCACATTGTGCCACCGAACTTTCTTCACACAAATCAACAGCAATAGTTTCTATTTCGTTTGCACAATCGTAAGCTCGTTTCAAAAGCCCTTGAGTTACAGCGGTAGAAGTCGCTATTTTTGTCTCGGAATGTCCGGCAACATGAACACCTATAATTTTCTCTTCAGATAGTTTATTCAATTCAGTCATCCAACCCCCACAATCTCCTGGATCGGTTTGGGCTACCATATGATACACATTTTTAACAATCTTGTTTTGAGAAGGACCCCAAATGATACTGTGTTCATCTCTCCTAAAAGCAGAAGACAAACATGTATCCAATCTAAAAGTCTTCCCTGTGTACTTAGGTATCACCAATCGCACATTGTCATAATGATCCTTATTATGCTTCTTGAATTTATCAATTATGTTTTTATGATCACGGACGTGTGCTGGGAATCTAAAAAAGACTAAATCATTTTCTAATCCTTCTTCAAAATTCAAAAGGCATCCCATCAACTCTGCTATAGACATAGTAATTGTATAGGGATTCGAAGTACCGCTATTCTGAATAAATCGTACTTTATCAGTAGGTTTCGACTTTCCATTAACAACATGTGAGTCAAGTATAAAAATAAAGTGACTCGGCATAAAACCTAACCTCTCTGCTATTATTGTAACACTACCAGCTGCATAACCCTCGTCATAGACTAAAGTATATGTATTACGTTGGATCATATTATTAATATTTTCAGTTCCGTTAGGATCCATGTTACCCATCTGTACATTTGAAGAATATTGCTGTTTAAGTTGGGTCAACGGTTTATGGACAGTAGTAGTTTTAGTGACTGTTCCCACGGATTGAGACTCACTACCAGGTTTAGACCTGAATATATAGGCCCCCATTCCTATTATCGGGATCATTATCATCAAGGTTGATTTCAAGTTATCTCTAATCCACCTAGGTATAATACGGAAAGAATTCAAATGTTCCCCAATGGAACCCTTAACCTTAACGGAAAAATGGGTCCTATAGAAATCACTAAATTCACCTTGCCACATCTGACTATTTCTGCCTTTAACCATATCTTCAACGAATTCCTTAGATTTCTCTGTGGAAAGGTTTTCGACAAACCCTGAGAAGACATATTTAGGATCATGTAAGAATTGCTCATGAACGTCTTCCATTTTCCTCATGAATTCTTCAAGATTAGGGTGACTGTTTAATTTATCAGAATAAATTCCAAAAAATTCTACAGGCATCATTAAAACGTCAAATAGTTCTTTTGAATCATGGATCTTTGAATCATTCCTGTCCAAGGATTTACGCGAACTTTCAGAAGCAGTATCGAAGTCATTGAAGTCTCCAAAGAAGTTTTTGACAACGTTTTCTACTTCGCTGTCTTTCACATCCATTGAGATCTTATTGATACGATTTACTTCCTCAAAATAAGCTGCTTTTCGCCTCAAGAGACTATAAACCTCATTAAGAGTTAATAATTCGCCTGCATTACGTTCAAAGCAATCCCTATTAAGGACAAAAACAAACATATCAGGATTGAGATTCGTACCTTGATCCCTAAAAGTTTTTTTAAAACCTCTAGAAAACGGAGGTGAAGTTGGATCTTGAGCATAATCGTTTGCGGCACAAACAGTAACATCCACGTCACATCTTCGCGTTACAGCGTATGCATCATGTATAGACTCGGGTTTAAAGTTCTGGGCATTAGTTGTCATAACTATATACCTACTTATAAAATAAGTACTTCCTTTTGATTCTATATCAGCCATATGGCATGGACTAGGTGAAGCACTTTTCTTCAAAATGAAGTCTAAATACTCATTTTCAGTCGAACCAACGGCATCTCGTTGTTGTCCAAAATCCTCCATAACAGTAACAGTTTGACCTTTATACCCATCCCAATATTTGGTAACCGATTCTCTAAAGTAGACTTCTGACTCCATCGATTTCCTAAAAGATGTAGAAGTTTTATTTTCTCTCAAATATTTAGAAAATTCAATCTCATCGTCGGTACTATCTAACACTAATTGCGCAGAGATTATATTAGCCAACGTTGATTTCATGGTTCCAGGAGCTCCTCTCATACAAAGAACTGCAGGTTCCACTCTAGCTCCTCCTACTCCCTTAATTAGGGTACCAAATTGAGATCTTAGAGCATTGAGTTCTCGTAAAGAGTTGTTTAACAAAGTTAAACTGCCACCGGCTTTGGTTGCACTCAATAATTCTTCATTTTCTTTAATCAAATCATGTAAAATGGACTTTGAATGCATAGAATAAGGTAAATTATGACTTTTTAGGTCATCGATAAACACTTCCAAACGCCTTATATGGTCAAGTATCAACTCGTTCTTTACACAAGACTTGAACCATCCCAATGGTATGATATGTTTTCCAGAACACCACTCAAAAAATTGATCCACTAGTTCAAGTAACCAAGTTAGAACTGAAGATAAACCATCTTTTATTCTATCAAAATTGGCCACATAGTGGAAAAATTCTTTTAGATGTTTACTACTAACATTTGGCACATAATCTTTCCAGACGAACTTGAAGGATTCAAATATGTCACATATTTTATCTGCGAACCTCTCGCCCATTTGTGCTTGAGATCCAGTAGCATATGACACACCTAGTGCTATACAATCAGTCGTTACTTTATAACCAAATACAGCACATAGTAGTAACGAAGCGATATCGTAATACCATTGGTTTTCTTTACTAGGATTGCGAAGTAATGCAATAGTGGCGGCCAATCCAAAGATAGCCACATAAGGGACTACATACTTTTTAAGTTTTGCCCATAACGTGGAGGATATCTCAATACCCATATTCTTGAAAAGACCTTCAATAAATGATTTTATACCATCATTATTCAATAGTTCTCCGATATCTGGTTCGAGGGCGACTTTTTCAACATTAACGTCAAACATTTGAAATTTACTACCGCTACTAGAACTCTTATCCATCTGAGTGGTTCTAATAACTTTAGAAAAATTAATCGAAAATATTTCTTTATAAAACTTGAAAAAGTCAATTCTCTCGTCAACTTCTTTCTTAAAGACTTGAGTTTGTTGACTCGTTGTAGTCTCAAAATCCCTATACCTTGTAAAGCTATAATCAGATCCAGCATGGACCTTCTTTACAGCACCAAAGTACCTGGAGACTCTAAGACTAGTATAATGTTCATATTTTGTGTAATTCAATATGAGCAAAACCATTCTCACACCAGAAACGGAATTTGTATCTAATATCGCAGCGCGATCCAATTCCTCCCTCTTAGTATGTTTTGTTAGTGTGTTTCCGGGGATTAAGGACCCGAAAATAAATTCAGAATCGACTCTATATATGGTATCACTACCGATAACATAGTGTCTGGTTTCTGTCGGATTCTCCAATAATAATTTTATGTCATACTGGAGTAAAAATGTGGTTAAACTCATAGTTTCATGAATGATATAAGGATCAATGTATCCCTCAGTTGGGGGATGACTTGCATAATGCCTCATATCTTTTGATAATTTTAGTAACTGCGCGTGAGAAATTTCGTTGTTCATCATAGTTAGTAAAATAATTTTGGGTGTCGCATATTTTAAACAGGTTGCGACTTTAACCTGTCGGTTCGGTTCATACATAATTCCACCTTATTGACCAATAAAGAAATATGGTACTACCGGTTTACAATTTATACAAAACTTAATTTTTCAGTAGGGACTTTCTTTACTCCTCGAGAGTATATTTCAAATGGCCCAATTAAACAATATCATCTACAGAAAGGGAACGTTACTTCCACAAATTGCATCAATGTTTAATCTCCATCGTCAACAGTGACTTCACTCAGTAATATCTGGTCAATAAACCTAAATACTAGATAATTCATTGTAATAAATCATTCCGGCTGTGGTCTTATCACGCACCGACAACACGCTTTTACACGTGATCCAAAACAAAACTCAAATCACAAATTTTACTGTTTTTATCGCCGCCTTAAAAAAACCGGTGTTTTAAATAATTTTATTTCTTCTCCAGATTATTCCCTGAAGAATTTATTTTTTTGGGATATCAAAGGACTGCAAAAAGCAACCAGGTAGTGTCCCA